ACACCTATCTTCTGATTAGAATTAAATAAGAACGCCTATACCGCTTTGACGGCCAAGAAGTTCGGATCGGCTCGTCGCAATTGCGGGTGCCGCTTTATTTGCGGCAGAAACCGGATCTGCGCGGAGTTTTGTTTTGGCTGGCGTCTTAAAAGACGACTGGCCGGAAATGCGAGTGTTTGACATGACGGGAACATTACCAATTCGCTGTGGCGATTTAAGGTTATCCAATTCCGGCATATCACGAGGCAGAATGCCTTGTTTCTGATATTGAAGTTCAAGAGCGCGTTGAAGAATTTTGCCCTGATATTCGGCCAATGATTGTGCGTCATCACCTTCTTTAGGACGCATCTGCATTGCAGCTTCAATGATATTTTCGAATGCTGGTGTTTTTTGAGCCGAAGGCAAAGTACGAAGCCAAGCACGCATACAGCGTTCGGCAGCTGCGTTTTTTGGTTCCATAAATTCATTCGGCGGAATTAGACCGCCAGTAACATCTTCAAAACGTGCGCCTTCAGGATAATAAATATCGTCAGGCGACATAAATGCAGCAAGCAGTTCATAAATCGGATTTTCAGACTCCGATTCAATTTCAGCATGACCCTGAAGCGCGCGAAGTTGCTCGCTCAGATATTTCACTTGAGCTTGAAGATCAGAAAAATCTTCTGTGACAGCGTTTGACATAAATTTACCCTTGTGATGATAAGGCCGCTGTGACAATCACAGCGGCCAGAGTTGATATTAAGCGCCGACCGTAAAGTTGCCAGCGTAAGCAGGCCCGGTCTGGAAGTCTGGACGCTCGGAAACCATACCAGCAAACGAGATCGTACCAGCGGTGAAAGTACCCACTGGGATGTAAGCCAACTGCAAGAAACGATACAGTTTCTGACCAGCTGCGCGACGTGGAATGTCGGGCAGAGGGATGTAGGAGTTGGATGCGGTCAGGTTTGCCAGAGGAATAGCACCGGTTTCAGCAATGGTCTGGAAAGTCAGGCCAGAGAAGTTGCCCGAACCCTGCGTATCCACAGCGGCCTGAATAGCGATGTTCAGCGAAGTACCACCTGCAAAGGCTGTACCGATTGCTGCGTACATCATCAAGCGCTTTGGACCAACGCCGAGATCCTCGCCATAATATGTCGCATTGCCGTCATTGATAGGCGATGTGGCATAAGTAGAACCGGTATTCATCAAACCTGTTGCCAGATCATAGATGCCGGTCGAAATGACGGTCGAGCTGGTGATGGCCTGAGCCGAACCAGTATTACCGCCAGTGAAGATAAGATTGATGTCTGTCTGAGCCATGTCAAATTTCCTTTTGTCCTAGAAGGGAAAGTGTCTCACCGTTAGGTGAGACGGCTTTCCGTATTAAGGAGCGAGTCAACGATCCGGATTGGAACGCCACGGAAATCGACGATAGGCATACCTTCGTATTCGCGTGGGGTGAGCAGCACGTTTTTATCACGAATTGCCTGAATGTCCATGTACTGACGAACAGTACGATTGACATACCAAGCTGGACGCATGGCCGGTGCTGGCTGGTTAGGAGCATCAACTTTGGTGATGCCGGAGATACGACGACCAGCGGTCGGAAGGCGTACAACAGCCTTTGACATCAGGGCGAAAATATCAGGTGGGGTTGTGCCAGCAAGGCCAGCGGTCGTGGTATCGAGGTTGGCGATACGAACGAAATACTGCCAGTTCTTGATGTGCAGACCGCATTTCCACATGAACAGCGAGGTGTAAGCCTCAAATTCACGCTGGTTGGCGTCGAAGCCCGGACGAATGTCGCCCTTATCTTCAAACACCAGACCTGCTTTGGAACCTTTGGGATAGAAGCCGAAACCGGTCTGTTCACCCCAGCAAGCCAGCCAAATCGAAGCGTTAGAAGAGCCAGTACCACCACCGTCGAGAACGTTTACGGCGTTCTGTGCGTTTGCAGTCGAAACGGTGTTGAAACGAGGAGCAAGGCCAGTGAACTGAGCCTGTGTCACAAGTTCGTTGCCGTAGAAGAAGGTTGTGGACATTTGCTGAGACAAGCCTTCGAGATGGGCATTATCTTCCGTCAGGCGCAGAGCTGCAACGTTGCCTTCGAGTTCGGCCAGCGAGCGGTCGATACGGGAATAGGCTACGAGTTCGCCAATCGAGTCAGTAACCTGTGCGGTCGTCGATTTGGTGAATGCAACACCCTGATAGAAGTTGCGCCATGTACCCTGTGGCAAGCCGGTACGAATTGTACCAGTGTGACCGAGGGTCTGGTTGCCTTCGCGCCAAAGCATGTCGTCGAAGATTTCATTGCACTGGGCGAGCATCTCTGCGATGTCGTCGATGCTACCATCACGACCAACGCGGCGACCCCAGTCTGCCAAAGTTAGATAGGACATTATACGGCTCCATTTTTAGGACTAGCGCGCTTACTAAGCGGGCTGGGGCGTTCCTGCCGGAACACTTTCTGCGTTTACAAGATTTAACGATTACCGCTATACCTTGCCAAACCTCTTTCTTCGCGCGACATTTTCGGCGCGCTTGGTGGCGGTGCCGGAACCGGTGAAGCCTCTCTACCCAGAGCCTTACCGATATTATGGAACATCCGCAATAAAAGCGGGTTATTCCCGGCTCCTGTAGCTGTCAGCACATTTTTCAGTGCGATTTGCTGGTCAGGAGAACCACCATATTGATCTATTACAGATGCCACAGTTCGCATAGCTGTCACAAGACGGCTTCCACCAATTTCGGGGTCGGCCTTTACTTCAGACTTCCATTGCTCTTGTTGACGGTTAAAAACATCCCACTGATGCTGTGCAACATTCTTAGCTGCTATTTGCAACTCTGCCAAGTGCATATCTAAAAACTTTTGGCCCATTTCAGGTGGCACTTTTGCTTCGCTAAGTGCTGTCGTATATTGGCCCATCAGTTCCGGATTCACACTTTCAGGTTTTACACCTTCAGGGAATTGGAATTTATATTCAATCGGCTGCGGTTCGACCGGAGCTTCAGTAACAGGGTCTGAAAGTTCTTTAGCCGCATCATCGGCTTTAGGTTCTTCAGCTGCCTGTTTAACGGCCTCATCTAATAATAAGGACGCAGGAGTTGGTTCTGGCGCATCTGAAGGCTTTGGAGCCTCAACAGGTGCCGATAATTCTGTTGCCGCAGGAGTAGCAACTGCGGGCGCTATTACTTCTACCGCAGGTGCGGGTGTATTGTCAACTGGTGCAACCGATACGGGTGCACTTGGTATTGATTCAACTGGGGCAGATGCTGGCGCAGGGGCAGATACCGGCGCAGAACCTTCGGCCAGACCGTCCGGCGCGCGCAAAATGCGTGAATACAAATTCATAATACACCTCGTTTAGCGTTTGCAGCCATTTCTTCTTCGAGAACTTCGATTTTTGTACGCCACGGCCCTGTCGATGCAGGTTCTGAATCAATTTTACGTTCAGAGGCTCTGGCCAATCGAGTGCGGCGTTCGCGCATCATTTGATTGTAATTGTTGGGCGCATATTTATCAATTTGATCAACAATATAGCGGCCAATGCTTGCGCGGCCATCGCGTTTCATGGCGGCGTACACATCACCATCTTCGCGGTAGGCGTCAGAATACATATTGCATTCTTCGAGCAGTTTCTCCACCCACATGCGCCCCGGCGCAGTGCTCATCAAGGCTTTGACGACTTCCTCATCCCATTTCTGAGCGCGACCAGCTTCGGTCTTTTCATGCTGAAAACGGGCTGCGTCAATTTCATCTTGTGCGAAAATATTGGTCATCAGCGGCGCACCTGAATGATACCTGTTTTTCTGCGCGCCATAGCTGAACAAGAATCACGCATTTTTTCAAACTGCTGCGCATACATTGACCAGCGAATGTCACCTCGGTGGCAAGTGGCCATCTGTCGGGAGCCGCGTTCAGCGTTTTTCAAACCTTCATAAAGGCGCTCATAAGCCAGAACTCGCGGCATAACCGCTGCACCTTCAATCGGTCGCGTTTCTTTGAGATCGGCGGGGCGGTTAAAACC